GCCCCGAAGGGGTTGTACAGTTGAGCTTTGGTGACCAAGGGCCCCCTCTGATACAGAGGTAATTCATGGTCACCACTGGATCACACACCACACAATTCCTTCTAGGAGGACAACGCTCCAAGGTGTTTCCTTGTTTCACCGCCCTAGTCCGCAGGGTCGTCGCTATAGCATCCTACCACGTAACCCTTTGTCGGATCCCCATCCTAGCGGGGGCGGAACTCCTCAGAACACCTCCGGAATGAACGCTCGCACGCTGTAATTTGGTCGCCACTGATAGTCCAGCTCAATTGGAACGGTCTTAGCATCAGTGGTTTCCAGCGTCCACTGGTCAAGGCGGCGCTCAATTGCGAACTGTTGCCAGAGTGGCACGCCCCAGGTCTCTTCGAAACTTAATCGTGCCGCAGGTGTTATATTGGAGTCAATATAGGTTGGCTGCTCAGCGTTTCCGCTCTCGAGCTTGTACTTCAAAGCCAGCCCAGACTCCGCGCAAGTTATCTTTGCCATTTCACCCTGCGATAGACGGTGTAAGGCTCGTGCAAATACACTGAGAATTGGCACTCCCCTGGATAGATATGATTCACAGGCCCCAACTAGCCCAAGCATAGGTCTGACCATATTTGGCATATTCCAGTACTTGGTGCCACAACAGGTCTGTGAAAGAATCTTCTGCCATGGTCTCACCATGGTCCAGGTTTCTCCATTCCACACCATCCTACTCTGGCAGAACACAACGGCTTCAGGTTTCCTAGCTATGTTCTCAACCTTCAGCTCTTGACCATACGTGAGAAAGATCGCCGGGAGATCCTTCTCTATCTTCTCGAAGTCCTCCTCTTCGGAGAAAACGAGGCAATCATCACCATCATCCAACAAATCATGTGTCACGCCAATCTTGCGCAAAGCGGCTTCGGCCATCACCACCATAAGGAAGCAATTGCCTAGTGCCGTGTTGATATCTCCTGACATGCGCCCACCATGTACTTGGTATCTAACACCATTTTTAGTGCAACACTTGTTCTTGACCTGCATCTTAAGTAGGTGTTTTAAGAACTCATCTCCGTGGTAGAAGGACTGGTAGAATTCGTGCTCGATTTTGAGTACTTCACTCGTCACGTGTTTATCCCAACGTGAGCAGTCTATTGAAAAGACCACTGGCCGCTTGAACCTAGCCATTTTCTCACGAATGAGTAGAGCACGTTGCGTTTGATTTAGTCCTTTTGCAATCACACGGAGCCCATGGTGTTTCAGATTGTAAACGCAATGCTCGACATGGCGCAAATATGCAGCTATGTGCAAATTATAGCGCGGGGACCTCGCTTGTATCATCTGGGATCAGGATTGACTTTGTCATCCGGGCAGGTCTTTTCAGCCTTGACAAAAGCTTGGATGCGACCATCCCTCGAGCAAAACGGGCGTCGTTTTAAATCAGCCCTAGCGTTAACGTAGACACGATGACGTGCACCCTTGAAAGTGTCCACTACTTCATCCAAACTAAGTCGGTGACCGGGTGGGAGTCTGCGCCTTAACCTCCTTGATTCCCTGCGCAACTCGATCAAACCCTCCTGCGTTGGTAGTGGTACCTCACCAACAACTCGATTGCTCGCTGATATTGCTTCATTGCATATGCAATAGGCGTGTATGTTGCTGCC